AGCCTCGGGCGAGTTATCGAATCCGTCAGGCTCAGCCCAACATATCCAGCCCGAACCCCAGTCACGCTCGAAGCCGTACTGGTACGTGAGCGTGAACCTCCCGATGTTTACGTACGCTACTGGTGCGTTTAAGCGCCATGTAACTGCTTTGTCTGCGTACGTAGTCTCGTACGCTTTGTACGACTTACCGAATATCTCTACTGTTTCACTCATGCTCACGCTCCTTATAAAAAATAGTTAGCTGGGTTCTGCGTACGCAGGTCATCCATCTCGGACAGATACTCCTCGATGTTGGCTTGCAGATCAGGCGGGAGGTGAGGCGTTAAGTCCTCGACTTGCCCATCACTCCATGTGGCGATGAGCTTCACATCCACGATGGCGTGGGTGTACTTGCTGTGTGGTTCTCTTTTCATTTTGCTTCTCCTTCTGGTGTGTAATTCATGCCACAGAACCCCGATGCGTACTCGCTATCCTCGAGTCCGTACCTGAACCCAACGAACTTGTATGTGCCGTCAGGTTGTTTGCAACAGGCGTAGAAGAACCCCTCGGGCGTCTCTGCCCGATAGATGAAGGCATTCCTTGCCCACTGTGCTCGTGTGTCTGCACTTTGCAGATCCACCGAGTTCTCGTACATACGATTGACAAGCCACTCGTCTTCCTTCAACGCATCACTCAAATCAGGGTAATAGCGCCACTGTTTGAGCTTGCGGTAGCTGAGCCAGTCAGGTGTGGCGGTGCGTAAGGCATCCATCATCTGAAGGTCGGTCAGCACAATGCTGTCGGGGTATGCGCTAAGCTGCGCCTGCATAAGCGTGTCATGTTTCATTTTGTTTCTCCTTGATTGGGCAGGTTGCGGATGGTGCTCGGCGTAGCCCACACGCCGAACGTTTCGGGGAGAAATCTCCCCAAAGAGTTGTTGACAGTAGTGTTGATAGTTGGTGTTAGCCCTCCCCCATACTGAGTTTTGTCCATGTGGCTGGCACAGCTTCGTTCTTATCAAGCGTCTCAATAATCTTGATGGCTCTACGCATCTGCGCTAGCTTGGCTGTGCGTGCGTCTGTAGGCTGGATTCCAGCCTTGCGTTCGAGGGATTCCATCTCCTTCCTTGTCTTGGTCAATAATCTCACCTTGGCTGTCTCGTGCTGATGGGGCAGCATCGTGCGTTGGAAGGGTGTCTTGCGTTTGCCCCTAGGTACAACAGGCACGGCATCGAACAGCAAAGAGATTTTGTCCTTGACCCGTGCGGGTATCCAGTCTGTCCAATGCTCGCCATCGTTGGGTAGCCCCTTGTCACGGGCGATCTGTATGGGTGTGTGGTCGAGTGCCTTCGATGGTGCGTCAAGCATGGCGATGAGTTTCTCCATGATGCGTATGTATTCGCTGAAGGCGGCAATTCTTTGGGGAGATTTCTCCCCGCCGTATCTCATGCCAACACGGGCATTATTGATCTCGTAGCGCAGGGGTTGCAGCACCTTGTCCCATTCCGCCTTGCGCTGAGTGCGTGTGATACGGGTAACACGCAGGGATTCCTTGAGGTCAGCCACCTCTGCCTTGATGCGTTCGATCTCGGCTGGGTGTAGTTTGCGCTCGGTTAAGCGGTTGTGTATCTCGTTTGCTGAGAGTTTGAGGTACGTTTCATACATGAGATTATTGACTCCAAAAATGAGGGTCGGACAATTGTCCAACACTACAGGGCTGTGACTAAGAAGCGTGTAGGTTCTAAACCCGCACCAACGCTAGCTTAGCACGAAAAGTGTCCGAGGTATCTATCTTATTTTTGAACGGCTATAGCCAAACAAAAAAAGAAAGTCTTTGAGCAAAGGAAAATGCTCACCCCCTGATACATACATCTCTATATATAAATATATATTAAATAGATAGATAGATAGGACAGTTTTTGCGGAACGCTAGCGTGGATGCGGGTTGCGGGGTTACACGCATTTTAGTTCGGGGGTTGTAGTGTTGGACATTTGGCTGGGTCTTGTTTTTTGCCTCAATAATCTTCATTATTGATGAACTTGGGGAGATTTCTCCCCAAAGGGCAGGTCGAGTTGGTGCATCCCGTTACGCCATTGGTCGTAGTCTGCCTGCGTTTCGAACACAAGACCACGCAGATGCAATGCGCCCTTGCGGAATACATGAACCTGATTGCGTGAGCCGTAGCTGATGGTTTGCATATGGTAGTCACGCCCACGAATGGTGATGATGCCCACCTCTTTGGTGATGGGTTGGATTAGGTTACGCATGATGTTCTCCTTAGTCGTATGATTTGAGGTGAGGGTATTCTTCACGCAAGTCTTTGAGTTGTTGACCCATTGCCTTTGCCCATGCTTTGCGCTTGCGCTGGAAGCACATGATTTGAACGTCACGAAGACGGATGTAGTAGTTGAATATGTCACGAGTTGGCATAGCTATCTCCTTGAGAGTTATGTGGGCAGGATCGCCCCGTAAGCACAGCACGCTATGCTTACAGAAAGTCCTGTCGGGGAGAAATCTCCCCAAGGTGTTAGCAGTTCTTGTACTTCTGCACCATGTCGTAACCAAGCCACAGTTCGACATGAAGGAATGTCTTTGTGAGGGCGTTGAATAGTGTGTGGGCATCCACTGGTGAACCCGCTTGGTATTCGTGGTGGTAGCCGTTGTTGCGAACGATGATTGTGTACATAATTCTCTCCTTGAGATTATTGATTGGACAAGAAACAAAACAGCGGGCAAGCATCACGCTTGCACCGCCATCAGAAAGCAGGGAGAAATCTCCCCAGATTATTTGAATGAAACAGAATCACGCAACTGAGCAAGCAGAGCATCGAACTGTGCCTTAGTCAAGCCTGCGTCAATAATCTCAGCCACGATATTGCTCACCAACTGCTTGGGAACTGCGACCACAGGCTTACTGCCTGATCGTGAAGCCGTACGACTGATGTGATCGGCAAACTTCTTTGACCCTGCGTTAACAACCTTCTCCTCGTCAGGCGTGCGTTGCACCCTTGTCTTCTCGCAGACGGCTTCGGCTTCCTTGCGTGTGCAGTCCATGCGACCGATCACATAGTTCAGCACGAAGTCGTACTTCCACTCGCCTTGCTTCTCTGCACTCAGCTTCACGTATTGCTTGTGCCAAGGCAGGCTTGCCTCCAGCGTCATGCGATCTGTGCGACCGATGCCCTCTGCGAATTGCTGATACGTCACTACTACTGTCGTTGCTTTAGTCATGGTGTTCTCCTTGAATTGACTAAGTTGTGTGTCAGGGAGAAATCTCCCCGAATCGACTGAGCTACTTCTCAACCGATGCCTCTATTTTATCAAATGGGTACTTTATTCTGCTTTCGAGGCTGTTTTTGAATACAAAGAACCCCCACCCTACCCCCACCAACCCTATTTGGGGTCGCCGTGGCACGTCCACATAAACACTGTTCCATAACCGCAATCCCAATTTTCAAAAAACAGGATCGAAATACCGCCATTTGGATCCCCCCACCCCCAAAAAATTATAAAAAATTTCCAAGGTACCATGTCAAACGTTGGACACGATATAATAAAAAAATGCCCCGACCTTGTGAGCCGGGGCAAAAGATGGCAACTGTAAACCATCAAGGAGAAGCAATGACTTGCGCCATCACCGAAAAGAAGTGTACACTAACACCAACGAGGCAACAAGTGCGACGCCAGCACAAACCCTACGCAATGCTAGAACATCTGATTAACGGCGAGTTTGAACCCAGCGTGGTCGACATGACTGCGGCTACGCCGTTGCCTTTTGCTGACGCAGCGCCAGTAGATATTATTGATGCACAAGTCCAAACGGCAAACTGGCTCAAAGAGCTAGAGCTAGACGACGATGAGGCAGAGTCCAAGGCAGACGCACAGGCGGCAAGAAACTCTTTTGCCTCACTGGTCACAGGACAGCCACCACAGAACACACAGCAAGCGCTTGCTAACATTAAGGCTCCTGCTGCAGTGCAGCATTTAGTTGGGATGCTGACAGCTTACGATTGGGCGTTTGTCGAGCAGGCCAGAGAACTTAGAGGGTATGCGGTGGCGCAGATCCTAGAAGAAGTCAAACACCCAGATGCACGAATTCGCTTAAAAGCTTTGCAGATGTTGGGCACAGTCACCGAGGTTGCCCTGTTTACTGAACGGGTTGAGGTCAAGAAGACCCAGATGTCAGACGTAGAGCTTGAGACGCGCATTAAAGAAAAGCTCAACAGGTTCATGGGCGTGATCGACGTTGTCGATGTGTCAGAAGACCAACAAGATGAAGCCTGAGAACTTCACCACCCTGAGCAAGATTGAGCTAGAGGCTATGGCCAAAGCTTTGCCGCGCATGAGCGTCAAAGAAAAAATGGAGTTGTTTGAAGACTTAGAGCTTCGGGAGTCCCGCGCCAGACTACAGGCGGCTAAAACAAACATGCTTGGCTTCGCCCAAGCGGTGTACCCCGGCTTTAAGATCGGCCCCCACCATAAAAAACTTGCAAAAATCTTTACAGATGTGGTTGAAGGACGTAAGAAGCGCGTGATTATCAACATCGCGCCTCGTATGGGTAAGTCTGAGTTCTCGTCTTACCTGTTTCCTGCGTACTTTTTAGGTAAATATCCTGAGAAGAAGATCATCATGGGCACGCACACTGCGGGTCTGTCTGAGGACTTCGGGCGGCGCATACGTAACTTGATCGATTCAGATGAATACCGTGAAGTTTTCCCCCAAACTATGGTGGCAGATGACCAAAAGGCTGCCGGTAAGTGGTCTACAAGCGCTGGTGGTCAGTACTATGCTGCTGGTGTCGGGGGCGCTCTTGCTGGTCGTGGTGCTGATCTGTTCGTTATTGACGATCCTCACTCGGAACAGGACGTAAAGTCAAACTCTAGACTTGCGTTTGATACAGCTTGGTCTTGGTTCCAGACGGGCCCCTTGCAACGTCTGATGCCGGGTGGTGGGATTATCATTGTGATGACCCGTTGGTCGCTCTTAGACCTGACTGGGCGCCTGATTGACTACCAAACCAAGAACCCAGAGGCGGTTCCATGGGAGATTGTGGAGTTGCCGGCCATTTTGAACGAGGACGAAGAAGACGAGAAGTCGCTTTGGCCTGAGCAGTGGTCACTTGAGGCGCTTAAATCAACGAAAGCCAGCATCGACCCGCGTTATTGGAACGCGCAGTACATGCAGCAGCCCACATCTGAGAACTCTGCCATTATTTCACGCAGGATGTGGCGTATCTGGGAGCCGGATGACCCGCCAAGGTGTGAATACATCATCCAGTCATGGGATACGGCGTTTGAAACCAAGAACAACTCCGACTATTCCGCGTGTACAACGTGGGGCATCTTCTACAACGAGGAAGAAAACGACACGCCCCAGCTTATGTTGCTGGATGCGTTCAAAGACCGCATGGCTTTCCCAGAACTTAAGGTCGTCGCGCTCAAACACTATAAAGAGTGGGAGCCTGACGCGTTCATTGTTGAGAAAAAGGCGGCTGGCGCGCCACTGATACAAGAACTCCGAGCATTGGGAATCCCAGTCCAAGAGTTCTCCCCCAGTCGCGGTAACGACAAGATGGTGCGCGTGAACGCGGTTGCGGATTTATTCAGTTCAGGTAAAGTCTGGGCACCCGACACACGCTGGGCACGAGAAGTGATTGAAGAGATAGCCGCGTTCCCAGTTGGGGAGCACGACGACTACGTGGACACGACAACACAGGCGCTGCTGCGCTTTAGGCAAGGCGGCTTTATTGCTTTAGACACCGACGAGAAAGATGACCTTGCTCTCTTTCACCGCCGGAAACACGAATACTACTAGGAACACACATGGCAACGAACATCGACAAAGCGCTGTACCAACAACCCGTGGGCATCGACGCGCTGGGTGAACAAGAAACACCATTAGAGATCGAGATCGTTGATCCCGAAGAAGTCACCATTGGGATCGATGGGATGGAAATCACCCTTACGCCCGGAGAAGACGACGGCGAAGAAGGCTTCAGTGATAACTTGGCCGAGTACATAAAAAGTGGTGCTTTGCAGTCGCTGGCTGGGGACTTGGTGTCTGACATTGACAATGACAAAAACGGCCGCAAGGATTGGGAGAAGACGTACGTTGATGGTTTGAAGCTGCTCGGCTTGCAGATAGAAGAGCGTACAGAACCATGGAACGGTGCATGCGGTGTGTTCCACCCCATGATTACAGAAGCTGTTGTACGCTTCCAAGCTGAGACAATCACTGAGACGTTCCCAGCCCAAGGGCCTGTGCGTAGCAAACTAATTGGCAAAGAAACGCCAGAGATGAAAGAAGTGGCGTCTAACGTTGAAGACGACATGAACTACGAGTTGACGGAAGTCATGACGGAGTACCGCGCTGAACATGAGCGCATGCTCTGGTCACTGCCAGCCACAGGCTCAGCGTTTAAGAAGGTGTACTATGATCCCAATTTGGGACGTCAAGTGTCTATGTTTATTCCTGCGGAAGATATGTATCTGCCGTACGGTACAACGGATTTGGATACTTGTTACCGCATCACGCACGTCATGCGCAAGACCAAGAACGAGATCATCAAGCTTCAGCAAGCAGGTTTTTACCTTGACATTGATTTGCCTGACGCGCCCAGAGACTTGACAGACATTCAGAAAGCCAAGGACAAAGAGACAGGCTTTAGTGATCTGAACGACGACCGCTACACGCTTTATGAGTGCCATGTAGATTTGAACCTTGAAGGTTACGAAGACAAAGACGACTCTGGTGAAGAGACCGGCATCATGTTGCCATACGTTGTCACGCTGATTAAAGGCTCTAACGACATCCTGTCAATCCGCCGCAACTGGAAGGAAGATGATGACCTCAGACTCAAGCGCCAGCACTTCGTTCACTACCAATATATTCCGGGCTTTGGAGCTTACGGCTTCGGGCTTTTCCACCTTATCGGAGGCTTTGCTAAATCCGCTACATCCCTCATGCGACAACTCGTCGATGCAGGAACACTCAGCAATCTCCCCGGCGGACTCAAGACACGCGGCCTGCGCATCAAGGGCGATGACACGCCAATTGCACCCGGAGAGTTCCGTGATGTAGATGTAGGCTCGGGCACGATCCGCGACAACATCCTGCCGCTACCGTACAAAGAGCCAAGCGCTACGCTGTTTAACTTGATGCAGACCATCGTTGATGAAGGCCGCCGGTTCGCCGCGACTGCTGACATGAAGGTGTCCGACATGTCTGCGCAGGCTCCTGTGGGAACCACGCTGGCACTGCTTGAGCGTCAGCTAAAGGTGATGACTGCGGTGCAGGCTCGTGTGCACTTTGCCCTGAAGCAAGAGTTCAAACTCTTGAAGAACATCATCCGCGACTACACCGATCCAGACTACACATACACACCTGAGTACGGCACTCGCAAAGCTAAGAAAGCTGACTATGACTTGGTGGACATTATCCCCGTGTCAGACCCCAACGCTGCGACTATGTCTCAGCGCGTTATCCAGTACCAAGCTGTTATCCAGATGGCGCAGATGGCTCCGGACATCTACAACTTGCCAG